AGTCGTAGTGGTAGGTGGTCTTTTGCCTCTTTGCTGACGTGAAGACTCTCTATCAACTCCACCTTCGGCTGCCTTAGCATCTCCCCTTGCTTTTCTGGAATGCGCTTTAAGAACATCCTCAGCCTTAGCTTTTTTACTTCTAATAATTCTATTATCTCTCCTCTGACCTTCCACCATGTCTTCATCGCCATATTCATTACTAGAATACACAGAACCGACCTTTTCTGGACCGTGCCTGTTGGCATCTCTTTCAAGCGTCCCAGGCTTGCGCTTATAGGTCTTGCGCTTCTGAGTTCTCTGTCTAGGTGTCAAATCAGAGCCATCAGCCATCTTCCTATTAGCGGTTTTCTCTGTGCGGCTAACCTCTGCCATGCTCCCTGCAGCCAGTCCTCTACGTACAGCATCTTCTGCTTCTCTACGACCTGCAGAGTCTGCGTCATCAAGTTTTCCCTTGAGTTGCATCGTGTAATGGATTTTAAGGTAATCATCAAAATCCTGTGACTCTTTAAGTGGTCGTTGTTTAGGTTTGCTTCCAGACATACTTTATATACTATTTTCAATAAAAGGTTATGCATCTAAACATATATAAAGTACCATGCCACTAACTCTCTCTTCTTATACTTCCACTTCGGCGGTAACTCCTCCTGCAAGCGGAATCGTTTTCGTACCCACTGGAACAGCCACAACTGTATACAGACATACCCAGAACTTATACTATTTCTACGATGTTATAACTTTTGGTGCTGATACCAGTGGTAGTTGGCCTCCTGGTGATTGTGTTACCGCATCTGCTCTTAGAATTCAAACTGGAAGCAATTGGTGCGATGCCACTATCTTCACGTACAATACTACAGGCACAGTTAATATTTACTCCCCAGTGGCGTATCAGTATAACTCGTTTACCCATGCGTCTGGCATGGGGTTGTCCGGCGTAATTCACGCGGAACCTAATGCCATGGCCATGTCACAGCGCGCGTATGTTGTTGGTGATGTAGCGAGCGGTGTAAACGTAGATTACACGAATACGGTGATTCCGTTCAACTCCCTGGCTGTTATTGATGGTTCTGACGGTGGAATTGGAGCTACCAACCTTGTTGACATGATTACTAGATGGGGCCCACGTCAACCCTCGTGGCAGAACGAGGCAGCTACCTGGAATAGCAATGGGTGGGTAGATTGGAATCCGATGTGGAGAACAGACTTAGTTCTGTAACCAAACAAAATAAGGGCGCTCTTTCGAGCGCCCTTTTCAATTCAAGGAATAAGTAAGGAACCTAATGCACCTGACCACCCATGCCAGGAGGAATTACGGGCGCACCCAACAATTGTTGGAGAATACCGAGAATTTGAATGCCTTGGGGGGTTAGGCCATCTTCGGTATATGCTTCGGGATACTCGTTAGCGAGTACGGTTAGGATATTACGCATAACACGTACTACTTTATCCTGTGGGTCGTTGTTGGCGTAAACTGCGTTTGCGCCACTTTCAAGGGTTCCTGATTCAGTCATGACGTATTATAGGGGAGCCTTGTTAATATGGTCAATGATTTTCTGAGAAATATCTAAAGTCTTCGGCTCGTCCTTCACTCCACCCACCTCAACGACGATATTTAAACTCTCAGCCTTCGCTACCGCTTTCAGGGAGGACTTGAACACCTTGGTTGCATCCCCAATCAGTTTGTTGTATCGCGCGCTACCCTTCTTCAACTTCTCCTTCTTAATAGTCTTGTATGCAGGAATCTCACCGTATACTTTCTTACTGTCTACCAGTCCGACACTTCCTCCTTTATCATTATAAGCTTTGACAGAACCGAAACGAATTTTAGAAGAATCAATAGTATTTAAAGACGAAGCTAAAAATAGAGAAACAAATAGAGAAATTAAGACTTTCATAGGATTATGCCGATTAAGCATTTAGATTGGATTCCAAAGAGAGGGATAATATCCATTATAGGAGACTTTACCTTTCCAATGGGACACGTTGATAGTTTTTCGAAAACCCAACGCGAGGCGTTCAGTAATATTATAGGTACTATAGGATATGTTGAGCCTCGAATAATCTATGGAATGCCGTCAGAAGGCGTTAATCTCAACATTTTAACAGCACTAATACATATTGAGGCGGTTGATTGCATTCTGGTCAACCCACACCCCGGGTACTTCGATTACATGTCTGACGGATATCGAATCCTTTTGGCTACCATTGCGGAAGCCGCGAAGCAAATTATCACTATCCAATTGGAAACACCCGCCCTAAACAAGAGAGACGAGCTTTTAGGCGATGCTATTGAACTTATGGCTAAGAACTCGGATGCTATCTTCCTGATTTACGATAGAAAGACCAAAACAAAGCGTTTAGATGCATTGGAGTCTAAGCTTACGAAGTGGGAGAACAAGGTTATTGTTTGTGATTACGGAGCATAGCAGGAAGTTTATCCGAGAAGATATCACAGAACGCGGTGCGGTTAGCGTGCCACGACTCTCTACCTGCAATCTCACCAGGAGACGAGTGGAGAATCTGAATTGGTACAGTAACGTTAATAAGCTTCTTCTGCGCTGCTTGGAACGTGTAGAAGATGTCGTAGAAGTCCCAACACCCAGTAAAGCTCTTAGGCTTAGTCATCTGGATGGAGTGGAGAGTTCTACCCTTGGCAGCCAGGAATACACCGTCGAGAACTACAGCGGGTCCAAAATCTCCGTAATTGGTGTAATACATCTTCTCGTAATCCTTGCCATGAAAAACAGCGCCGGTAAAGTGGTGGTCACGACCAATGCCCTCCCACCAAACGGCAGAGCGGCCAAGGAGTTTAGTCCCTGCTACTCCCACAAAACCGACGCTAGATTTACTAAGGGCGTTCTCAATAATAGAGTTAAACGCTTCCTTATTTGTGATGATACTGATATCATCGTGACACAAAATAACAGTGTCATCAGCCATAACATTCTTAACGGCATTGGCATACGCTTCGAAGATATTCTTCTCTCCCTCGAGCAGAGTAACCTCGAATCCAGCCTCTTCCAGGTACTGCTCAATTTCAAGCTTTTGGGGCACAGGAGCTCGGGTGGGGATAAAAGCGTACTTTCTCATAGTATATAACAGCATGAACATCGAAGAAATTAAAGAAGAACTCAAGAAATGTTCGGAAAGTCCGACGTACTTCATCAACGAGTACATTAAAATCTCACACCCTGTGCAGGGTATTATTCCCTTTAAACTCTACAAGTTTCAAGACCGCCTTATTAATGAGTTACACGATAACAGATTCTCCCTAATTAAGAAATTCCGACAGGCTGGCATTACCACCTTATGTGCTGCCTACTGTCTGTGGTACATTATCTTCCATGAGCATAAGAACGTCATGGTTGTGTCTATTGGTGACCGAGAATCCCGCGCTTTCCTAGAGCGCCTAGTGAATATGTACGACGACCTTCCCGGATGGATGCGCCCGCGCGAGGAGTCTAGAAACAAACACGAACTACGTTTGTCCACTGGAAGCAAGGTTAAATCTCAGCCAGCAGGTGCTGGTCGTGGTGAGTCTGTTTCTTTGTTGGTGGTTGACGAAGCCGCGTTTATTGATAAGATGCGTGAGTTCTGGATGGCTATTTTCCCTACCATCTCAACTGGTGGTAAGGCGTGCGTGATTTCAACCGTGAACGGCATGAGTAACTTGTACTATGAGATGTATGACTCAGCCAGTAGAGGAGAGAGCAGGTTCCATATTGTTGATATTGCATGGGAAGAACACCCAGAGTACACTAAAGAATGGGCTGAGACCATGCGCCCGACCATTGGTGAGAGAGCGTGGTTACAGGAATATGAGTGTGAGTTCCTAGGTACAGGTGACACCTTCGTGGATGGTGGAACGCTGAAACGAATCAGGGATAACTGTTCCGAGGACTACTACGAGAAGCATAATAAGACTTACAGGGTATGGAAAGAACCAGAACCTCAGTACCAGTATGCTATCTCCGTGGACTCCTCCTTTGGTAGAGAACATGATTACTCCGCCGCGCACATCATCAACCTGTATAATGGTGAGCAGGTAGCAGAGTTTTACTCTAACAAGGTCACCATCTCCAAGTTTGCAAAGATTCTAGCAGAGGAAGGTAGAAAGTACAACACCGCGTACATGATGGTTGAACGTAATGGTTTGGGGTTGGCAGTCATCCATGAACTGTTTAATGTCCAAGAATACGAGAACATGTGGTGTGATGATAAAGGGGAGATGGGTATGCAAATCAATCAAAAGACTAAAGAGATTGTGTTGAACTGTATGCAAGAGAAGCTGAAAGCAGGTGAGATTCTCCTCAACTCTGTTCGCAGCTTCAAAGAACTAGCTACATTTATCATTAATGAAAATGGTAAGTTGGCAGCAGATAAAGGGTATCATGACGATTTGGTCATGAGCTTGTCTCTAGTGTGTTACCTAATGAAGGATGTTATTAATGGAAGTCCTATCCCTATTTTGGTAAGTGCAGAGAAAAAAGACAATCCTGACCAATATACGGCTCTTATAAGAAGTACATATAATAATGGGATTGATGAAGATACTCGATGGGTACTGGAATGAATGAAGAACAACTTACAGAAGCTTTAGAAGCCTTAGAAAAAAGACTAGACGAGGACCTGACATCCTTTCCTAACTCAACCACATTTGGGAACAGCCGACCCATGAGTGGGAAGTTTGCGGCATTCTTCAAATCCTTCTTTGGTTCTCCTGAGCACAAAGCTAGGCGGGGAAGACCTCCTGAAAAAACACCACTTAGAGGTGATGTTGTTAAAAGCGGTGATGTATGGTCTCACGCGCAAGGCCAAATTGGAATGTCTAGGGGAGTGCCTAAACTTCCTACGGTAGAGTATGAACGAAGACGCAAGTACCAAGACTTCGAACGTATGGACGAGTACCCAGAAATTGGAGCCGCATTAGATATTTACGCCGATGATGCTACCCAGGAAGACCTGAGAGGAACTGTACTCAAGATTATCACCGAGCAGGAAATTATTAAGGATACTCTTGTAGCATTTGGCAAAACTGTTAAAATTGAACGGTTCATCTGGGATATTGTTAGGAACGTATGCAAGTACGGGGACTGCTTTGTCGAGAACATTGTAGACCTTAACAACTCAGAAGCTGGCATTCAACGAATCAAAGTTCTGAACCCTAACTATCTTTTCCGCGTAGAGGACAAGTTCGGATACCTAAAGGAGTTTCTACAAGAAGTTCCTAAGGAGAGTGAAGGACAGCCTCAGTTTGCGCCAGTAGATAGAAGAAGCCTATTGCAACTGGATAAGGACCAGATTGTACACTTTAGAAACTACAACTCTGACCCACACTATTACCCTTATGGCAAATCAATCCTGTCAGCGGGCGTACGCGCGTGGAAATCATTGCGTCTTATGGAAGATGCTATGCTAATCTACCGCCTTGTTAGAGCACCTGAACGTAGAATTTTCTATGTTGAGACTGGTAACCTTCCCTCTACTAAGGTTGAGATGTTCATGGAACGTCTTAAAGCAAAGTTTAAGAAAGAGAAGTTCTACAACCAAGCCGAAGGCGGTATTGACGAGCGGTACAACCCGCTTGCTGCTGATGAGGACTTCTTTGTACCTCAACAGAACGGTAAAGGAACTAAGATTGAAACTCTACAAGGCGGTCAAAACCTCGGTGAAGTTGACGATGTTAAGTACTTTCGAGACAAAGTTCTCGCAGCCATGAAAATCCCCAAGGACTTCATCGTTGAGCGAGACGGCTCTCCCGAGCGCAAAGCAAACCTATCCCAGCTAGATGCCAAGTTCTCTAAAGCAGTACTTCGTATTCAGAAGGATATCGAAATCGGTCTAACCACGTTATACCGTAGACACCTCCAAGTTAAGAAATTCCCACCTTCGATGGTGATGGACTTCGAACTTAAACTAGCCCCTCCTTCGGATATCAATGAGAAACGTAGGTTGGAAATTGATGAATCCAAAACTAGGGTTGTCCAGGCTGTACAAGGCTTGGGTCTGTTCCCTAAGGAATATCTATACAAAACCTACTTCGGCTTGACTGACGGAGAAATCAAGGAGATTATGGATAAGATGGAGGAAGAAGGGGAAGAGCAAGCAATGGCTGATGCAGAAGCAGCAGTAATGATGCCTCCAGGCGGGGGTGTACCCGGTGCTCCCGGAGCACCTCCAGGACCAGATATGGGTGGCGGACCCGGTGGATTGGGTGGTGCTCCACCTCCCGCCGCATAGAAACCTTGAATTTTCTAAAAAAACTACTTTACCATTTCGTATATACAACAGGAACAAACAATGAATTTTGATACCCTCTTTAAGTCTCGTGACAAATCTTTCGTTCGCATTAGCGAGGCTGGTGACTATTTGAGTCGCTGTTTGAGAGAAAATCTCTCAGTGTTTGAAATCAATGACAAGGACAATAAGGTAACATTCCTCTCTGAGAAGAAGAATTTTATCACTTGTGAATACTCTACGGAGGATGGTAAGATGACCCTTACCGATTTTGTGCTTGAGGATTTAAACTCTGTCACCGACGATGAGCGAATTGATTCACAAGTGTCTGAACAGGTTGGAGATTTTGTAACTGCTTTGTCCCATGATAGGTTCGATACTGCTGAATCCACCTTCGATAACATCCTAGAAGCATTCACCACCCGTCACAGAATTAAAGAAACCAGAAGCAAGCTTGATAAGAAGTGCGCTCGCTTTAACTCCCAGTATAACATCATAGATGCTCTGGAGTATAGCAAACTGGAAGAGGTCGCACCCATGTTGGAGAAGTTCCTAACCGAGAACAAAGATGCTCTCGCCTCCAACAACACCTTTATGGAAGGTATGCGCCTATCCCACCTCGTAAGTGAAGCTTACGACATGCCGCACATGAGTTATGAAGACTTGGAATCGGCATTTATTATCGTCCCTGAAAATAACAAGAAGACTCTTTACGAAATGATTTGTGAAAAGGAGTTGGTTCGCAAAGAGCTACTTGAAGCCAAAGAGAGCTTTTCTCGTATGTGGGTTGGTAATGATTCTATCACTAACTTAGCCTCTAACATCTATGCTAAAGACCCTACGATTGTAAAGGGTATTAAGGAATGCGTTAAGAACCTTCCTTACTTCGCTCTTGCAAACAAAACGGACGTGTATGAAGTTTTGAATTCAGTATATGAAGTTACAAATCCGGGAACTATTTCCCAGAAGGATATACGTGAATTCGTAAATAAAGTCTTCGAAATGAAGAAGCCGCATAAACAAACTGTACTTACTATTCTAAATGAAAAGTATGGCGTCAATATGCAAAACTTGAAGTTTGTTCCCTCTTTCAGAGGTCTTGCGGAGGTCTACTCTGATGTCCTTAATATTCTTTCAGAAGAAGCAGGTGAAGGAGTTCTTTGTGATGTTACCAAAGAATTTGCAACATTCATCAAGAAGAAAGGTGGAGTAGAAGTTCTAGACGTAGCAAACTTTATTCAAGAAAGCTGCCAAAACGCAGGTCTAGCTGTCATCACATCTAAAGAGGATTTCGGAATCGAAGCTCTTTCCGCTGAAATCTCAGAGCAGTATGAGGGTGATGAGGAGCAGGATATGAAGTCTAAGGACTTAGAGAAGAAGCCCAAGAAGAAGTCCAAGAAAGGGAAAGTAGAGAAGGTTGGTGGGGATGATACCGAAGCGACCGCGACTGATGATGTTGACGCAGAACCTGGGGAGGGTGGAGACGCAGAACCTGGGGAGGGTGGAGACGAGGAGGATGAGTCTGAAGGTACCGGCGACAAATTCAAAAAGAAGAAGAAGCCCAATGAGAAAGGCGGTAAAGAAGAAGTTAAGGGAGATAAAAAGAAGCTGAAAGAGGCCGCTGTAGCTGGCTCCGAGGAAACCGAGGAAGAGGAGCTTGAGGACGAAGTCCCTCAAGAAGAGGAGGCGGAAGGAGAACAAGATATTAAAGGACTTGTATCAGAGCTAGAATCAATGCTTGGTGAAATCGACCTTGGAGACGAAGAGTTTGATGCGGAAGAGTTTGATGCGGAAGAGGATGACCCTAATCCAGGTGATAGCCCTGCTTAGACCATTGCAGTAAATTGTAACCAAACTTGGTTCGCATAATAAGGAGCTCGGCGATAATACCGTCTAGCTCCTTTACTGTTTGTTCAGTAACATGGTTACCTTTTATGAAATCCTCGAAACGCATAATAATGGTACTCATGGCTTCAATGTCCCCTTCTTGAATCTGGTTCAATTCACGTCTAATATCCTTGATGTTTTTCATTGTCTGTTATTATCCTAAACTTGAGAGACTTATAGGAGCGAATCCTTGCTCGAGCATGAGTATTTAGATAAGGTGCCTTATCATAGAAATCATAGATGTAAACCAGCTTCTTTGATTCATGTATTCTTAAAGCTCTACCCATAGCTTGCAAAGTGGCAATCTCACTCTTTAACCCCCTTGCGTTAATCAGGTGGGAGATTTCCGGGATATCGACACCAGTTTGGAAGATGGTGGTTCCAATGATAACCTGACTACCTGTGGAGGTGAATTCCTTAATACCTGCATCTCTGTCCTCTAAGGAGTCCTTACCTTCCAACTTAAGAGACCCTGGGATGAGCTTATGTAAAGCCTCCGCGTGAGAGAGGTTCTTAACAATAATGAGGGTTTTAGATGTCTCGTTTGCTTTACTAATCTTCTTTGTGAGGTCAGCAATGTATTTGTTTCTATTATCGTTGTTTACAATGTACTTATCATAAACCTCGAAGTAAGTGCTCTTAGAGTCTTCCTCTTCTGTATCATCAGGTAAATCTACTATGTTGATGATTGGTTCGGTTAGGAATCCTTCTTTTACGAGCTCCTCTGCATCATTACCCTCTAGCACCTTGCCCAGCCCACCAATTAAGGTTAGCTTTGAGATTGGGTCTTTGGGGACAGTGGCAGTCATGCCAATGCGCACATGGGCGTTCGTAAACGCTTTTATCACTTTACTGTTCACCTTACCCTTTGCAAACTCATGAACCTCATCGAAGATGATAAACTCAGCGGTATCCAGGTGAGAGTCTAGAATCTTATCAATAGACTGGACAGTGCATAAAGTAATCGGCTTAATGTCCACTCCGTCACCAAAAGCGACTCCCACATCAATACCATGCTTCTTAAGGAACTTGTGGGTCTGGTGAACTAGCTGCTTGCGAGTGAAGAAGATAACACCTTGCTTACCCTCTAGAGCTTTCAGAAGAGCCGCAAGGATTACCGTCTTACCAGAACCAGTTGGTGATTTGATAATACAGCGCTTCTCAAACAGTGCTTCCTCTACGAGAGCCTCCTGATACGGTCTCAGGTCTATACTAGAAACACGGTAATCCTCTAGCTCCACAGACGGACGTGAATCCTCTACTGTGTACTCGATGCCAGCATAGTCCAAATCGCTTAGTATACTATATAACATCCCGGTGAGGAATCTTCCCGCTTCAGAGAAGAACTCTTTCTCTCCATTCCAACCTCTTCTATATTGTTTGGTATATTGGTATCCGGGAATTTTGTATGCGTATTTTTTCCGAAGGACCTTCTTCAGTTCAACATGCTTAGTCTGTAGAACTGAATGTATATTCCCCACGATAATTTTAACCATAACACTATAATAGTACGATGACCGAAGAAAAAACAATTATTGACCTAGCAAAAGAATTTAATGAAACCGGGGATACCCTTCCCTTAGGCGTAGTTCCAGAAAAACCAACAGGTCCTCCAAACGATGATATTAAAGAAGGAGATACCGCAGGTCTATCCGCAGGTTCAGTTCCTGATATTCTAAGAGGTCTTCTTAAGAACGTAGAAGAGAAGACTGCCTGGGTTAAAGTTGACCTGCCATCCTTGGGTTTGGCGTATCAAGGTGTTGGTGCTGTGGAGATTAGAGCCTTTACTTTCAAGGAAGAGAAGCTCCTACGCAGCATCATCAAGGTGTCAGATGGTAAGGATGTAATCAGAAAGATGTTTACCAACTGTGTGCGAGGCGTCTCCTACGACGCTCTAACGGTCCCAGATAAGAACTTTCTCCTGTTTAAACTGAGAGAAATCTCCTATGGTAATGACTATCCAGTCATCCTCAAATGTGAGAACTGTGGAACTGACAACAGAATGAAGGTGGAGATTGGCCAAATCCCAGTCAAATTCGTAGCTAAAGACTACGCAGAACCTTTTAAGTTCACCCTTCCAGACTCCAATGTTGAAGTATTTGCTATCAGTCCTAGAGCTAAAGACGAGGATTTCCTGGCGACGGGAGAGACCTTGGTTCAGAACCTATGGCGATTCGTACGGTCTGTGGGCGGATACAAGGATGACATTGTCATCAGAAAGTTCATTGAAGCAACCACTGCTAAGGACGTAGCCACCATTAGAGACCGTCTACTCAGTACAGATTACGGTTTAGACCAGGATGTAAACTTCAACTGTATTGAATGTGGCTCCAAGCAGGACGGTATGATTCCACTCAACGAGAATTTTTTCTCACCGAGTTAGGAATGCGGACGGAAGCCCTAACTCAAGAAAGCTATCTTTTAGTCCACAGAGTAAACTTTACGTTGGAAGACGTATTAGGTATGACTGGTTTAGAGAGAACAGAGTACTTAGACCTGTATTGGAAAGAAGTTGAAAGAGAAAACGAAAAGTTGGAAAGCGTTGGGGGTAAATAAAATAGCATGACAACCATCAACAGCATCAGTGTACTCCGCAGACATCAACGCCCTAGCGCAATCAGCAAGCTGCTGTTGGATTTCTATTTTATCAAGGACGGTACGTATGCAGACCCATACCAAGTATGCTCTGTGCATATCTTCCCAGATACTAACAACGGTTCCGCAGATACTTACCTGGACCTCTCAGCAGGAAGTTTGAATTATGGTCTTGTTAGCGCTCTATCCTCAGGTAATTTTGAGTTTAGAAACCTAGCCGCAGCCGACACACATGTGGTAGACCCAGATAACTCACTATTTGATACGAGTAATTATGGGGGTGGTGTTAGTAACTCAAGTGGTATTCATAAACTTGGTACTGGGCACTTCGGTGTTGTTCTAACTCCAGGAGCGAATTTCGTTGATTACCCGGACACAGCAAGCACGAACGTATCTGCAAATAGTG